GAATTTCGGCTTCCATTTGTGATTGAATACTCGATTCAAAATTTAATAAGTTATCTGCTATCTTAACCGATGTATCAAAGTTAATACCAAGTTTCTTTGCTTGTATAGCCGCTTTAGCGACATTCAGACCACCATCTTTAGCGAACGAAGCAAACGCTTCAGTATTTTGAGCTAAATCCTGCATAACTTGACCTGGTGCTACACCCTCGGCTTGAGCTAAATGACCAACAGTTTTTGCCATTTCAAATGCCGCTTCTTCTGACGCGGCACCAGTAGCTTTCATCGCTACCATTAAGTTAGCCGCATTAGTTCCACTTACACCCAATTCGGCTTTCATCTTAGCCATACCACTTAACAATTCTGGTGTTACTGCATTAACTCCACCAAAGTTATCCATCAATCCAAGAGCCGCGTCCTTTACATCTCCGGCCTCAACTCCTGCCATTTTAAATGCCGCGGCTGTTTCCGATATTTGCATCTGTAAACCGGCGGCCGCTTCATCACTAATACCTAATTCTGATTTAAGTTCCATTGCCCCTTTAAACATATCATATAGATACTTACCAGCTAACAATAACCCAGCACCAAGAGCCATAACTGGATTCATAGCTATAGCTTTTAATTGAGCTCCGAATGCCATGGCTTGGGCATTCAAAGCTTTCATACCTGCCCCAAGGTTCTTTGTGGCGTCATGTTGTAGTTCTTGTGCTTTAGCTATTTTTTTCTGTACCTCTAATCTTCGTTCGGCGGTATTAAGAGTTTCAAGAGCTAATTTTTGTTCATCTGCTGTCAAATCATATTGACCAGACATTATTTTAATTTTTTCTTCAGCAAGTTTTTTCGCTTGACCACCAAAATCTACTGCTTCAAATGCGGCCGTACCAATAGCCATTTGAGATTCATTTAACCTACTTGAATTATCTATTTGTTCTATTAAAAGTGACGATATGTCTGTTTGAAAATCAACTGCAGTACCACTTACATCGGCTACTCCCTCCATTTGTGCATTCAAATTTGCCGCTCCAACGGCCGCTGATTTACCCATTTTTGCTAATTTTTTTGTTAAGTCAATACCAGTGTCTAACGCCTTATTACCTTGTTCTAATACTTTTTCTCCTTTTTCAAGTTCCGCTGTTGCTTGTATATTGTGTTTATTTCTTTTTTCGTAAAGTTTACCTACATCTTTTTCTAATTGTTGTCTGTCCTTGGCAGTAAGGAGCCCTTGGTTCTCTTCTTTATTAAGAGCCTTTCTTAATTTAAGCTTCTTTTCTAAAGCTTGATTATCTTCTTCTGTAAATTGAGCTGGTCTTTTAGGCATTAGTTAATTCCAATTTATTACCAAACTTTACTTTTACCAAGTTTTTTCCATTTTTTATGTAAATCCTCTTGGTCTTTTCTTAATTGTTCCAAATCTTTTTCAATTTCTTTTTCTAAACCTTTTAATTCTGGATGACTCTTTGTAGCACCTTTAACTACATCCCTTGGTTTAGCACCAGCACTTACTCTACCAAACAAGGTATTAATAATACCTTCATAGAATACTCGTTGGTCTCTTTCAACCACTGGTTTTATACTTTCTAATTTAAGGGAACGAAGTAGGTCTTTGAATTCGGCGAATGGTTCTAATACTGAGTCGTAGTCACCACCACCTATAAGATTATCATTTGGGTCTGTTATTTCGTATTCACCACCACGTTTGGTGTGTTTCAAATTCATATACGCACCACTTATTGCAATAACTTGTATGGTATCTCTCATTTGAAGAACTTTTGGTTTTTTAAGAAATTTTCGTGCTATTTTCTTAACATCATTAATATTTTCCATTATATTTAACTCCTGATTAAAACGGTTTGTTATGGGAATTTATCAATAATAAATATCAGAAAATATAAAATTTACTCTATCGTTTACGAGATGGTGGGCGGGATACACTCTTTTTATTAGCTTTATCGTATTCAGCTTTTTCTTTCTTATAAAACTCTTGCATTTTTAAGAAATAGAATCTACGAAGCCAAGTAGGCATAGTATAGACTGCGTCATAGGTAAAGCCACCTTTACCATGAAATACTATTTGAAATATTTGTTCGTGTATTTGGGGTTTATTTTCCGGCTTTAGGCCAAAAAAACTCTACCGTCATAGGGACGGTGATTTCTACCTCCTCACCTGAAGAAAAATCAATAATGATATCCAAGTCTACATCGGGTGTTACAGACATGAGATGGTCTCTAAATTCTTTCGAATCACGAGACAAAAATTCATTGTTGACAAAGTTATTAATAGTTGCGACATTTTTATCACCATCTATAGATGTAATAACTTTTTTTAATCGTGTAGTTACTTCGGATTCAACTCCTGTTTTCTTAACCACCTTACGTAAAGCTTTAAGTTCGGCTGTAATTTCTTTTTCATCACCTTGTGTTAAAAACTTATATCCTAACACTCTTTTAGAAAAAGGTAATTCAAATTCAAAAGTAGCTGCGTCAAAATCTACATCTTTATGTTCAAGAGTAGTCAAATCTAACGTATGTGATTCTTTTTCTCCAGTTGCTGGGTCTTCCAACTCAAAAGTGTATTCTTTACCATATCCAAGAACACGAGAAGCTATCATAACGGCATTCTTATCACCGATGAACATATCATCCATGTTAAAATCACCAACTACTAAAGATTCTAACAATACATCAATCACTTTACCTTGTTTAATAAGATTTTGTGACGTTAGTATGTCCTCTTCTTTAGCAGTCATATATTTGACTTCAACTTCCCCACTTGATAAAGGATGTTCTTCTGAATAGAAGTTACCTTTAGATGGTAAAGTTACAACTTCAGTTGGAAATTTAGGCTTTTCTTGTTTCGCCATGATTTCTCCTTGTTTAATAAAACTAATTAAATAAAACTCTTTTTAATAAATAGATATGTAATACTAAAAACCTTCAATAAAAAAGGGAAGTCCACCACAAACTTCCCTCTCTTCCACCAATAAAATAATTAAAACTGTAATATTGCGTAATCGTAACGAAGACTTAATGTAATCTCGGCTGGGTCACTAGCTGCCCAATCTAAATCGTTAAATGCGGCTGATACAATAAATGCACCTTTTAAAGTCCATTCTTCTATCTTATCTCCAACAGGACCTAACATATTAATTGTAATATCTTTCTTATAAAAATCAGAATATCCATCACGTCCAGTTACAGATTCTTTATGTAATCTTACCCATTCCATAACAGCTTGTGCACCACTTGGAACAACTGGGTCATATAAAGTAATTTCAATTGGCTCCCACGAACCTTTACCTTTTACAAATCTTTTAACATTAATATGATTTAATTCAACTTCCTCAAACGTAATACTCGGTCTATTGGCAGTCTTAATTAAATACGCGGGAATACCTTCAACATAAAGGATATAACGATTCTTCGTTTTTGGTTCAAACGGAGTGAACATTATTTCTGAAGGGTCGAGTAATTCAGCCATTTTATTATCTCCAAATTAATTAAATTTCTTATATATAAATATCATCTACTTCTAAAAATGTATTTCATCTAACATCAATAATAAATATCATATAAACAAAAAACCCCTCAAAATGAGGGGTTTTAAGTTTTAACTTATTTACTTATTCTGGAAACGTAGCTCCCGTAGGAAGTACAACAAAATCAAGAACAATAAACTCAGCAGTTCTCGTAGGTTGAATATAGATTTGTCCAACAAGACGATTTCTATCAACAACATCTGGTGTGTTGTTAGATTCATCCATGACAACTCTAAACGCACTCAATCCACTATTAGCTTGTACTGAATCCAAGAAAGGATTAACAATATTCAAGAAACGATTACGTGTTCCAGCAGTATTCTGTTCGAACACAAGGTATCTTGAAGAAGAAGCAATAAACTTCTTTAATCTAATTAGCAATCTACGTACATTTACTCTATCCAACGCCGATGGTTTAGCTTGTAAGGTCTTCTGACCCCAAACACAAACACCTTGACCTGGGAATGAAGCAATTGGGTTAACCCTATCTTCATAAAGGTCATCACGTTCTGCGTGAGTTAATCTCGTTTGAGCTTCAAGTACGGTTGTTAAACCACCACGATTCAATCCAGCTGGAGCGAACCATTCATGAGCTACTTGGTCTGTGTATGCAATAACACCAGGTAACACAACTGAAGGCGGAACCCATACAGGTAATGATGTACCAGAATCTACTATTTTTACCCAAGGGTAATAAACAGCCGCGTAATTAGTATCTAATGTAGATACACGACTTGTTATAGTAGAGATACTTTCACCATGTATAGAAGCATCCATAACATAAAATGCATCACCACGTTCTTCACACATATTCATAGCTCTAGCACTAACTTTACTATGTAGACCATGTACGATACCAGGTGTTACTAACAAATTGATATCGAACTCATCAGGATTACTTACAGCATTAATAGCTTTCTTGTAAACAGTAGTTCCCATAGTTGTAGCAGATGAACAATCAAATCCCATCACATTTGTATTTAGTATGTTAGCACCAGTATTCTTTGGTGTTGCGGGATTCATTCCATCAAAACCACCTTGTAGTGGTAAAGCGAACTTACGTTGACTAATATGTGAATCGGCCAATGTAATTTTATCTGAACCTGTAGCATATCCATTTGTAGATGATGCCGATGGATGTCCACTCATGTTTTCTAATGACATTGTAGCATTATTACCAGTTCCAGCACTTATTGGTATTGGAGCTAAGTAAGCAACATTGTCCCAGGCTTTTCCATTATCATTGTATGTATACCAATAATTAAAGTCAAATCCATATGGAACTGTTGCGTCAAACTCTAATGTTTCATTAGTTTGTGAAGTCACCAATTTAGCAGCATCAACTCCAGTTGTACCTGGAACAGTATTTGATATTGCTGAGTGACCCATCGGTACTACAGACTTTGGTGCGAACTCAAGACCAGAATAATCACTAATATAAATATGATTGGACATATTTGGCCAATCTCCATTATATGTGAGTTTCCCAGCTGAGTCTATAGTTACATATCTATCACCAACAACTCTTGGTAAATAGTTAGTACTTGACGCATCAAAATTTAAATTATGCCAAGATTCTATTAACGCCCCATCATCAACATTATGAACTCCAATACTAAATGAACCATAGTCTGAACCAGCAATACTACCAGCCGCTTTCACATTAGAAACAACCACAAACACATCATCGTTTACATTTGAACCATGTGAACGAGTATTAACCTTAAATAGATTAAAACGTGCATTATTAATCAATTGTGATTGTACAGTTGGTGAACTAGCATTTGAGTAATCAGTACTGGCAAAATCTATAGTATCTATAGAAGCAGAAACACTGGGTGATTCGGCCGATGAGCCTGAACCAATCCAGTTCGTTGTTGATTGTGCGTTTTTAAAATTAGCATATAAGTAAACTGGAACAGTAATTCCGCCAGCTCCCGTTTGAGTTTGAGCATCAGTACTAAATACATTTTCAATGTAATTAGCACTTCCTGTATCAAATGATAAAGTTACACTATATGAAACTGTATCTGTACCATTCACAGTCAATGTTGAATCAGTTGAAGTAACATCACCACCAGTAATAGTTGATGTTGATAAATCTCCTGCTCCACTAAAATCACCTTGTGACGGTGCGAGATACGCTAACGAGTGTGTAACACCAGTTGCCGCATCTGCTCCAGATATAGCATATAGTTTAATAATATCATTTGAATACCCATCTTCTCCGAGAACTCTGACGATAGTAACCGTACCAGCACTCCGTAGATATTGTTCTACGGTATAAGGTGTATAATAATTCTTCGTGACATCCCCAAATATATCCACAAATTCATTAAAATTGCGAACAACTGTAGGAACAAAAGCAGGCCCTTTAACGGTAGGCCCAATTATTGCCGCTCCAATTTCCCCAATAGCTTGTGGTAAAAATGAAAGGTCTTTCTCACGAGTAAATACACCAGGACTTACGATTCTTTCGGCCATTATATTTCTCCTAATTAATTAGTTTTAATTTACGCATGCGAATATATAACATATTCTTAGATATAAATAGTCAACAAAAACTTGAAACGATTATATGTAAGATTTTATTATTTTTCGGTTTGTGGTGGTTGTTCTATTGGTGTAAAAGTACCAGTAGTTGGGTCTAATGAACCAGGCCCATATTTTTTATTTAATTCGTCAACTAAATCACGTTCATTCTTTTGTATATTAGCATAATCAACTTCCATTTGTGCTTCTTGTTGTTCTAATGCATCTAATTGTTGCTTCAACAATATACTCTGAACACGTAATTGTCCAAATTCAATAGTTTTACTCTGATATGAAGTTTGAAGTTCTTGTAACTTTTTCATTTCATCTTCAGAAAATTTAATAGTATCTGCCATTTTATTCTCCTTATAACAGTTATATAACTAACAATAAGTATCTAATTTTAACACTAAAAGTATTATTTATTTTTTAACTCTTCTTCTAAACCTACTACTCTAGCTTCTAATTCCTTAATAGCCTCTACCAATATTGGAATTATATGAGTCTTATTAACACCATAGAAACCTTCTTGGTCTTCAAAACTTACTTTATGTGCTTGTGAACCTGTAATTTCTTGTGCAATAAATCCATATTCTGTTCTATCATTAGTATTATCTGCATTCCTTGTATTACCTTCTTCTTCGGTCTTCCATTTATAAGTTACACCACGTAATTCTTTAATTGTGTCAAGTGATTGTGATATAGTATTAATTTCTTTCTTTAATCTTACATCAGAAACACCCATTATTAAATGACCAGTTCCAGACGCGTGTACATCAATAGTACCACCAGTAGATAATGAACTTATTATAACTCCACTAGCTGCACTCATACTAATTTGTTGAGCATCATCATCAATTTGTATATGTGTACCATTACCATATCCAACCCAGTCATCATCACCAAGGAATATATTACCTTCAGATTGTAATCTTGTTACTTCGTTAACATCATCAATAGATAGATACGTACCAAGTGAGTAACCTCTCATATCACCGAGTGAACCTACACCAACTGTAGATAATTCTATACCACCACCAGCATCTGATAAACTCATGTATGTGTTATTACCGGCTGTTGTATGGTCACCTACTTTAAATATTACAGAACTACCATCAAATGTCATATTTGGTTCAGCTGTACCAGTTCCGTCTCCATCCGAAGTTATAACTCTATTATTAGCATCTGTAGCTAATGATATTACACCACTTGAACCACTTGAACCACTTGAGCCACTGGAACCGCTTGAACCACTTGAACCACTTACGGTTACACCACTTGAACCACTTGAACCTGAAGAACCACTTGAACCACTTGAACCACTTGAGCCACTTACGGTTACACCACTTGAACCACTTGAACCACTTGAACCTGACGAACCACTTGAACCACTTGAACCACTTGTTCCACTTACGGTTACACCACTTGAACCACTTGAACCACTTGAACCGCTTGAACCACTTGAACCACTTGTTCCACTTACGGTTACACCACTTGAACCACTTGAACCACTGGAACCGCTTGAACCGCTTGAACCTGACGAACCACTTGCACCTGAAGAACCACTTGTTCCACTTACGGTTACACCACTTGAACCACTTGAACCACTTGAACCTGACGAACCACTTGCACCTGAAGAACCACTTGTTCCACTTACGGTTACACCACTTGAACCTGACGAACCACTTGAACCACTTGAACCACTTGAACCTGAAGAACCACTTGTTCCACTTACGGTTACACCACTTGAACCACTTGAACCACTTGAACCTGACGAACCACTTGAACCACTTGAACCACTTGTTCCACTTACGGTTACACCACTTGAACCACTTGAACCACTTGAACCTGACGAACCACTTGCACCTGAAGAACCACTTGTTCCACTTACGGTTACACCACTTGAACCGCTTGAACCTGACGAACCACTTGAACCACTTGAACCACTTGAACCACTTGTTCCACTTACGGTTACACCACTTGAACCTGAAGAACCACTTGTTCCACTTACGGTTACACCACTTGAACCACTTGAACCTGAAGAACCACTTGTTCCACTTACGGTTACACCACTTGAACCACTTGAACCACTTGTTCCACTTACGGTTACACCACTTGAACCTGACGAACCACTTGAACCACTTGAACCTGAAGAACCACTTGTTCCACTTACGGTTACACCACTTGAACCTGAAGAACCACTTGAACCACTTGAACCTGAAGAACCACTTGTTCCACTTACGGTTACACCACTTGAACCACTTGAACCTGAAGAACCACTTGAACCACTTGAACCACTTGAGCCACTTGTTCCATCAGTTCCGCTTGAACCGCTTGAACCAGATGAACCACTTGAGCCACTGGAACCACTTGTACCATCAGTTCCACTTGAACCACTTGAACCTGACGAACCACTGGAACCTGAAGAACCAGAAGTTCCACTTGAACCACTTGTACCAGATGAACCACTTGAACCTGAAGAACCACTTGTTCCATCAGTACCACTTGAACCACTTGTTCCACTACTTCCACTTGTTCCACTTGAACCTGAAGAACCACTACTTCCACTTGAACCACTTGAACCACTTGTTCCGCTTGAACCACTTGTTCCAGAACTTCCACTTGAACCACTTGAACCACTTGTTCCGCTTGAACCACTTGTTCCAGAACTTCCACTTGAACCACTTGAACCTGACGAACCACTGGAACCTGAAGAACCAGAAGTTCCACTACTTCCACTTGTTCCATCAGTTCCATCAGTTCCACTTGTACCATCAGTTCCACTTGAACCACTGGAACCTGAGCTTCCACTACTTCCACTACTTCCACTTGTTCCATCAGTACCTGACGTTCCCGAATCACCCTTATCACCAGTTCTAGCAAAAGTAACTATAATATCTTCTGCATTACTAAATGGTGATGTAGCTGATGAATCAACTACAGATATAACAATTGTGTGCCATCCTGTATTATCAGTTTGACTTGAGATTGTTGCTAATATAAACTGACTACTATCAGTTTTATTTGAAATCTTTACGTGTCCTTTAATAGTAGATGTGGAATCATCTATGGTAACAAGATAACTTGAAATATCTGTACCATTAACATCTAATTCATCAATAGCTATGTTAGTAGCTGTATTTTGGTCTGCGTCATTAAGTCTTAGAGCACCACTTCCTGGGTCAACCATTGAAGTAGCTGTAGCAAAATCATACTCAAATGAAGCTCCACCAAAATTACCATCTACACCACTTGAACCACTTGAGCCACTTGACCCAGATGAACCACTGGAACCACTGGAACCAGATGAACCACTTGAACCACTCGTTCCACTTGAACCTGAAGAACCACTACTTCCACTTGAACCACTTGAACCACTCGTTCCACTTGAACCAGATGAACCAGATGAACCACTTGAACCACTTGAACCTGACGTTCCATCAGTTCCATCAGTTCCACTTGTACCATCAGTTCCACTTGAACCACTGGAACCAGAACTTCCACTTGTACCATCCGTTCCACTTGAACCACTTGTTCCACTTGAACCACTGGAACCTGAACTTCCACTTGAACCACTTGTTCCAGATGAACCTGACGAACCACTTGTGCCATCAGTTCCACTTGTACCATCCGTTCCACTTGAACCACTTGAACCTGAAGAACCACTCGAACCACTTGTGCCAGATGTTCCACTTGAACCTGAAGAACCACTACTTCCACTTGAACCTGACGTTCCATCTGTACCACTTGTGCCACTTGAACCTGACGAGCCACTGGAACCTGAAGAACCACTACTTCCACTTGTTCCATCAGTTCCACTTGAACCACTTGTTCCACTACTTCCACTTGTTCCACTTGAACCTGAAGAACCACTACTTCCACTTGAACCACTCGAACCGCTTGTTCCACTTGTTCCATCCGTTCCACTGGAACCTGAACTTCCACTTGACCCACTTGAGCCACTGGAACCACTTGAACCACTTGTTCCATCTGTACCTGAAGTTCCATCAGTTCCACTT